TGGAATAGGGATCACATCAGCTGATAGTGAACCTGCTGCCGAGGTCAGGATTATCGGGGAGAACCGGATAGAGATCTGGAAAGGTGGAGTGGTCGTGATACGAACCACCCAGGAGAATGTAACCAACTGGGGTGATTATATTATCGTGAAAGGAGAATCGGATGAGAATACTGTGCGATAGATGCAAAAAACAAAATGTAGACTTTAGCTTTAGAGATAAATGGGCACATATTGAATATTCAGAGAAAGGCTTTGGGAAACTGGGAGATTATTATTTATGTCCTAAGTGTGCATCTGATTATCATAAATTCATAGACAACGAGACAGTAATCGGAGGTGAAGAGGAAGATAATGGATGATCAGAAAAGAAAGCGGATCACAAAGGCAGACAGGCTGCAGGTATTTAATAAATACGGAGGGCGCTGCGCATATTGTGGCAGAGAAATGGAAATCAAGGAGATGCAGGTGGATCACATGATACCGCTTAGAGCTGGCGGCGCAGATGAGATGTGCAACTATATGCCAGCCTGCAGACGGTGCAACCACTATAAACGGGGAAGTTCGCTGGAGGTATTCCGGGAGATGGTTGAAAAAATTCCGCAGAAGCTATGGCGAGATTCCTATATTTTCCGAGTTGGGGTTGATTATGGATTTTTTGAGTCCAATGAAAAAGTGGTTGTTTTTTACTTCGAGAGGCAGGCCATCACGTACAGGTGCATTAAAGAGTTTGAAATCGCAGAAGTGAATAAAAATGGAATTGGAACGGGGAGTTATTTTCGAGTAGAAGTGGACTCGCTTTGGAGTCTGAAAAAAAGAATTAACTGCATTGGAGGACAAAATCATTTAAAGTGTGAAGACCTTCTTATGGGATCGAGGTGGATAGCGATTAGTGACGAAGCATTGGCGCGATTTTTTGAGAGTGAAGGTGGTGATATGACATGATCAGCAGTAAGGAAGCAATCGGACTGATTGATCACCGGACGGTAATCAAAAGACTTGCGGAGATTGAGTATAAGAATGGATTACACGGGAAAGAGGCTTGTGCCCATGCACTAAAAAAAGCAGAAAAGCAGGCCATTGAAGCATTGGAAAAGCAAATTGCCAAACGCCCCTATTATGAAGGTGATGGATATGATCCAGAAGGCGAGCTTATCTATGATACCTGGAGGTGTCCAAACTGCGGTGAAGCCTATGAGGTGGATTATGACGAATATGATTATTGCCCGAACTGCGGGCAGCGAATAGATTGGAGTGATGATTAGTGATGAGCTTAGAAGCGGAACTTGAACGGCTAGCAGTAGCAGAGCTGGAGCGAGCAAATAAAAAGTTCCCGTTGTTTGCAAGCGACCATGAAGGGTACGCAGTGATACTAGAAGAATTTCAAGAAAGCGAAGAAGAAGTGAACCGAGCAAGATTTCGATTAAATCGGCTGTGGGAGAGCGTAAGAGCGGATGAAGCACAAACAGAATATATCAAACACATAAGGAAAAGTATGCTAAAAGCCGCAGCGGAAGCAATCCAAACCGCTGCTATGTGCGAGAAGTTCATACAGAGCCAGGAGGAAAGAAAATATGGAGATAATAAACAAGGCAATCGAAAAGCTAACAAAGGAAATGATGAAGCTGAATAATCCATTCGCCCAGGCGATCGAAGAGCATCTGACCGATATCTGCACCAGCGATGCGGTGGCAGAGAAGATCTTACAGGAAGGAAAATCCTTAAAAGGGGCCTGTGATTCCATCCGGGATGTAGCGAAAAAGAACGCTGTTGGAGGCGTCGGAGCAGTATCGGATGAAGATGCCTATAGGATGGCCGAAGAATATTACGGAATCAACAGGGCAGAAAAGCATGAACCGATGAATGTTCTGGATCTGCTGTAGGAGGTGAGCATAAGGAAATGGATGAAAAATCTTTTAACCTGCCGCCAGCTCCGGCAGGAGTCAGAAACTGGATCATAAAAGATGTGATCGAGAAAACCTATATCATATATAACAAAAAGAAAAATGAAGCGGTGTGTACCCGGTGCGGCCATCGCTTCCGAGCCGATCGGTTTCCAATGAAAAACAATGATACTGGAATTTGCCCGAAGTGCAAAAGTAAGGCGACATATAAAGCGGAAGGCATCGGCCGGAAAAAGCTCGCAGAGCACTTCAGGGTGCTGGTATTGACCCATAGAGGAAATACCGTATATGGCTCCCTGACGGAAATAATGGCTACTTTTGAGAATGTCGGAAAACCAGAGCTTCGTGGCTGGATGTCGGCCGTGTATGTGTTCAATAAAAATGAGCAGAGTTACTATAAGCATACTCCGTCATGGTGCTGGGGGACGGACCATTGGGAGCAGATAAAAGCTGTAAAACTGCCGCATCCACCATCGGGCATGAACTGGTACAGCCGGCCGAAATTTGAACGAACGGAAGTGTATAAGGGCAATCTGAAACGCACGTTCCTGAATAGTTGTTTGAAATACGGATGGCAACCGGACATGTTTCAAAGAAATGAATTCGATGCATATGATCTCATTTCATATATCAACCTGCATCTTAAATATCAGAGCATCGAGCTTCTTACGAAAGCCGGATTCGAATTTTTTGTAGCGCAGAAAGTAATCGGGAGCATCGGATCAGGCTGTATAAACTGGAGGGGACGCAGCCTAGAGAAGATACTGAGGCTCCCTCGCCGGCATATAAAGAAGATAAGAGGTCACCATGTGGATTTTCAGGAACTTAGTTTTTTTCAGAGCCTGACAGAGAAAGAGAAAAGAATTTCGTGGGAGACAATAACCAAAGCTGCGGATGCATTCAAAGGCGATGAAGCAAGGCGCATTGGAAAGTTTATATCTGTCATGAAATGGGCAGAATGGGCCGGAAAGCAGAATGTGAACAAATATGACTGGCTGGACTATATCAAAGACTGCCGACTTCTGGGTCTCGACACGCGAAAGAAGTCCATCCTGTTTCCAGAGGATTTTGCCGAGGTTCATAGACGGCTGTCGGAGCAGGTCGAGATCCAGCGGACAGAGCTGGAGAACGCTGCCATAAGGAAAGTGGCAGAATTGCAGAGATTGGACATCAAAAGGAATGGCTTTATACTGAAAATCGCCGAATCCCAGGAAGATCTGAATGTTGAGTCATCAGTACTCGGTCATTGCGTACGTACTTATGGAGATAGCGTTGCAGAAGGGAAAACGATCATTTATTTTATCCGCCGGTCTGAAAAGCCGGACGAGCCGTATTATACCCTGGAGATCCAGCCGGAGGGAAAGTTCATCCAGTGCAGAGGCGAGCATAACTGTAATATGACTCCAGAGGTGGAGGCGTTTAAAGATCTGGTTGTAGCAGAGTTTAATAGAAGATTAAAACGGAAAGAGAGGAAAGCAGCATGAGCAATATCGTGGAAGCAGATTACAGGGTAGTTCCGGAGAGGACACTGCCGGTGATTGCATCGGAGATCCTTTATATCGAATCACAGGTGGCAAAGACGGCATTAGATGGCGCCATTCAGATCGGGATAAAACTGAAAGAGGCAAAGGAAAAAGTAGATCATGGCCAGTGGGAGGATTGGTGCAGTGAGAATCTCAATTACAGCAAATCAAAAGCTGAAAAGATGATGAAGATTGCTACAGAATACGGGGATGAAAACAGTCCATATGCAAAAACGTACATGTGTACGGATTTGAGTATTTCCAAGGCTTTAAGGCTTTTACAGGTACCAGAATCTGAGGTGGAATCTTTTGCAGAAAAGAATGATATTCAGGATATGACAGTCAAGGAACTGGAAGATAAAATCAAAGCCTTGAAACAGGAAAAAGAAGATCAAAGCGTTGAGATGGAAAAGGAAATCCTGGGGTTGCAGGAACAGATGGAACAGAAAAATGATGAAGCGGAACGTCTGGCCGGGGAACTGGCGGCGCTAAAATCCCAGACTGCGGATCCGGATGAGATCACTAAGCTGGAGAAAAAGCTTCAGAAAACTAAGATCCGAGAAAATGAGCTGAAAGAAAAACTGAAAGCAGAAAAAGAGACCAGAGATCAGGAAATCCAGAAGGCTCTGGAAAAGGAAAGGGACAAATTGAAGGCAGAGGCTGAAACGGCGGCTGCAAAGCAGATCGAAATTACCCGGCGGGATAATGAATCGATGGCTCAGCAGATCAAGGAACTGGAGGCCAAGATCGATAACGTATCAAATGAGTCGCTGATGTTGTTCAAGCTGAAAGTAGATCAGCTCCAGAAGGTCTATCAGGAATGCCAAAAGGCTGCGGTGGAGACTCCGGATCCGGATAAGACAAAGGCTGCTCTCCTGCAAATCGTGAAAGCACTGGCCGGACGGGAGGCATGATATGAACCCTACATTAAAAGGGCAGTGCGTGAGAAAGAACTGCGCTTATCATTCAAAATCCGTCGGATCCTGTGATTATCTTTTGATCACAGGTCGCCGGCGGGGATGTAGCATAGAAGGATGCGACAAGTACCGGAAAAAGAAAAAGGGTGATCCTGGACTTCAGCCGGCACCAGACGCCAGCGCAAGAGAGACGGCCAGGATTGTAGATGGAATTATGAAAGGAAGATAAACATGAAAAAAGCTATGTTATCCCAGCCGATGGCAGGAAAGACGGACGAAGAAATCGTAGCAGCAAGAGAAAAGGCGGTATCGTTCTTGGAGAGTGCAGGATATGAAATTGTGAACACACTTTTTACAGATGAATGGTACAGCCGCGAAAACATGGAGAAGCGCGGGGTGGTTCAGATCCCTTTATGCTTCCTCGCGAAATCGATCGAAAACATGAGCTTATGTCACGCGGCGTATTTCTGCAAGGGCTGGGAAAATGCCAGAGGCTGCCGAATCGAACATGATACCGCGAAGGCATATGGGCTAGAGATTATTTATGAAGAATAGGAGCAATATATGGGAAATAACGAATTCATCAAAAGAGCCAAAACGATTATAACGGAATATTTCAATAGCAATGTTGACGGAACGGATGGGATCCTTTTGGGACCGAGTGATGTGTTTGTTGTATGGAGCTGCAAGATCCTTCAAAACAACAAAGCACTTCTCAGCACGGATATTCCAGATGGCATGTACTACGAAGTTACCTATAACGGAGATAAAAAAGAGTTTTATCTGGATGCATATAAAAAATGGGAAAATATATTGATCCGGGAAGGTGGGAGCGTAAGATGATAGACCTTGGTTCAATGGAAAGAAGATGTGAACTCATTCGGCTGGCAGGTAAGGGACGACTTGAAGGAACGGTATTAAACCGCAAAGAAACTATTCGTCTTTCAGATGCGTTGCTCTTAAGACTGATATATGAGGAGCGGTATGACAACAGTATCTTGAAAACCGTAAAAGTAAAAGGTGCAGTCTGCGGGCCGTATCAAGAGCTCTTTGGAATATGGGACAAAAGGCGAATGGAGGTATACGGACGGTTTGGAAGAATTGCAGTGGGAGGACTTCCTGCAGCAGTATTTCAAATGGAGCCGATCACAGATGAAGAATGGGAAAGAAGAAATTTCCCATGGAAAGTGTAAATACAAAGTAATATTGAGGCGGTTTATATAGCCGCCTCAAATCTCTACATATATATAAGGAAAAACCGGCGACCGAATGGTCGCATTAAATCTAGCTAAGAGTATTAAAACGAGGACAAGGATGTACTACCGAGAAACGATAGTGGCAGGTAAGACGATTATGAGATCGTACCGGGCAACCACCAGAGTGAAAACTGCAGGAGAAAAAAGGGCAAAGAGATCCAACCCAACGCCGGATGCTGTTGCGAAAACAAATTACAGAAATTCGGTGAAGGTTTTGACGGCGAAACTGAATCATAATTTTTCGGGCGGGGATCTTCATGTGGTCCTGACATATGCGGGAGATGCTCCGGACAAAGATCAAGCTAAAAAGGATCTGGATAATTTCATCGGGGATATGAGGAGAGATCATCGAAAATCAGGAAAAGATTTTAAGTGGGTTGCAGTGACGGAGTATAAGCACAAAAGAATCCATCACCATGTAGTGCTGAATTGCAGAGATCTCTCAAAGATCGAAAATCGATGGAAACATGGGTATGTGAAAGTTGCTGTTCTCGATCGCTCCGGAAACTATCATAAGCTGGCTGCGTATCTTCTGAAAGAAACGGAGAAGACGTTCCGCGCGCCGGACTCTCCGACAAAGAAAAGGTATCGTTGTGCTATGTGCGTGACGATGCCGGAGGTGAAACGGGAAAAGGTATCTGGCAGATCCGTTGAAAAAGACATAAAGCCGCCAAAAGGCTACTATCTCGACGAGGATAGCGTGCGAAAATATGAACATGCTATCCTGGGAGTAGAATGTCTGGAATACATATGCATCAGCGCCACAGACGATCCACGCCTAAAGCGATGGCCGAAAGGGAAAAAAGTAAGACCGGAACGATGGTACAGGGAAGATAAACAGCTGCAAATAGAACAGCTGTCGTTTTGATGGGAGGAATATATGGACGAGAGAAAGATCAGACAATATCGTCATACCGTTATTGCCCTTGGCTGGATCCGCGGCGAAATCGAAAAAGGCGAAAAGAATGGGGAACAGATGCAGAGACTGAGGAAGCGTGAAGCGGAATATCAAAAGACCAAAGCTGACGTGGAGGAATGGATCAACAGGATAGAGGATCCGATAACACACGCCATATTTTGCATGAAGCTGGAAGGCAAAACACACAAGGAGATCGGAGCGCAGCTGGGATATTCCAGATCACGCATCACCCAGATTATTGAAAAAAATCTGAGCAAACCCAAAGATTAACCCCATTAACATTATTAACCGATATAATAGAATTAAGAATAAAATTAAATATGGACTAAAGGCAAGGATTGACACAAGGATCTCCAACAGAAGCGGAGGTCCTTGTGTCGCAATGAAGCGGGTTAGTGTAATGGGAACACATGAGTCTCCTTAGCTCAAACTGGCGGTTCGATTCCGTCACCCGCAACCAAGGAGGAACTAATGCTAAAGTCATGTCAGTACTGCGGGACGATCCATGATAGCAAATACATATGCAGCCAGAAAGCACAATCAATCAGAAGACGCAGAAGCTGGGTATCGGAAAAGAATAAAAAGATTGATTCATTTCGAAAAACTAACAAGTGGAAAGAGAAGAGCGTGCAGATCAGAGAGCGAGACAGTTACTGCTGCCAGGTGTGCAGCAGACAGAAGCCACCGCAGTATGTGACAAAAGAGATATCAGTTCATCACATCGAACCAATAAGTGAAGCCTGGGAGCGAAGACTTGATGATGATAATTTAATTACTCTGTGCAGTAGGCACCATGAGGCTGCAGAATGTGGCGAAATCAAAAGAGAGACATTAAGGGGTATTGCAGAAGAACAAGAAAAAAATAATGAAGGACCAGTTTGTGGATGATCCCCCCGAGGGGAAAGAGATAGATTTCCATGAATTCCCACGAC